CTGGCCATGGCCGCAGCACCTGGCTGCGCGAGTACGTCGAGCGCGGCCGGGCCGCCGTCGACGACGACCGGCGCCAAGGCATCGCCTACTTCGAATGGTCGCTGGACAGTGAGGCCGCCGTCATCGCCGCCGCGGGCGTCGGCCCCGACGCCACCCCGGCCGCCCGGGCCGAGGCCATCCGGCTGGTGCTGGCCGCCCACCCGGCCGCGGGCATCACGCTGCGCGAGGACGCCCTGGCACTGGCCCTGGACGCGATGAGCCCGGGCGAGTTCCTGCGGGCCTACGGCAACGTCTGGACCGCCACCGCTGACCGGGCCATCCCCGAGCACCTGTGGAACGCCTGCCACGTCGACGGCAGCTGGACCCCGCCGCAGCCCGGCCAGGTCGCGCTGGCCTTCGACGTCGCCGCCGACCGGCGAGATGCCGCCATCGTGGCCGCCTGGCGCGACACCGACACCGGCCCGGTGCGCGTCGACGTCGTCGACGCCCACCCCGGCGACAGCTGGCTGGTCCCCCGGCTGCGCGAGCTGCACGCCCGCTGGCGGCCCCAGGCCATCGGGTTCGACCAGGTCGGCCCGGCGCTCGACGTGGCCGACCAGCTGCAGCGCGGCGGCATCGAGCTGCGCCCCACCAACAGCCGCGAGTACGCCGCCGCCTGCGCCGGGTTCCTGTCGGCCGTCACCAACAACCAGCTAGTCCACCGGGCCCAGGCCCAGCTCGACGAGGCGGTGGCCGCAGCTGCCACCCGGCCGATGGGCGACGGCAGCTGGGCCTGGTCGCGTCGGCTGTCCAGCTCGACCATCGCCCCGCTGGTCGCCGCCACCGTGGCCGCCTGGGCATTCGACCACCGCCCCCCGCCCGCTGTGCGGCCCGTAGTGGCCGTCAGGAAGGCCCCCAGCGGCCGCCAGGCCGAGCAGCTGGCCGCGCTGGGCCGACTGTCAACCCATTCTTGACACCCGCCCTGGCCGTCAAGCATTCTTGACGTCGGGACACCACCGCCGACCAAAGGACACCTGAGATGACCGCACAGCCCCGCACCCCTTCCGAGCGCAGCCGCGAGGTCGACTGGCTGATGGCCCAGGGTTGGACGGCCCACAGCGCGCTGGACCACATCGACGGGGTGTGTGACCCCTACAGCTGCACCCACCCCCAGCACGCCGCCCCGACCGACCAGGTGTCAGCGTGCTGCAACGCCCCGCTGGCCGCCCGAGCAGCTGACCCCCGGTCGGCGTGGTTCGCCGTCGTCTACTGCCCCAGCTGCGCCCGGGCGCTGACCCTGGTGGCTGCCCGATGAGCAGCTGTGGGCACGACCACCGGGACCACCAGTCAGCCTGGCGCTGCGCCACCCGGCTGCCCCGATGAGCGCCGACCGCTGGCCCTGCGCGGCCTACGGCACCGAGGGCCTGAGGTACGGCGCTCACTGCTTCGTGGCTGGCGCACCGTTCACCCGGCGCTGCCTCACCCGCGAGGTCTGCGAGGCGACCATGGCCGAGGAACGGCAGCAGCTGTTCGACCGGATGACCAAGCGCGCGGCCGCGGGCGACGAGCTGGCCCGCGAGGTGCTGGCCGATGTGACCGGTCCCGAGCAGCTGCTGGGCGGTGCCGAGCAGTGAGCCCCCAGGACGTGAGCAAGGCCGCCCAGTCGGCGCTGGACAAGCTGAGCCAGCGCGAGCTGTCCGCGTTGCGCACCCAGCTGCGCCGCGAGCTGCGCAACGAGCTGGCGGCCGCCGAGCGTGAGCGCCGCGCCGCCGCCCGGCGCAGCCGCGAGGTCGAGCCCCCGCAGCTGGCGGCCGCAGCCCGCCGCATGGTCAAGGCGGTGGGCCAGCGCGCCGCCGTCGACATGGACGCCCTGGGGCTGCTGGCGCAGCTGCGCGACGTCGTGGACGCCCAGCTGGTCGACAGCATCGCCGCCGCCCGGCGCGGTGATGGCCTGGCGTTCGGGTCGACGCACAGTTGGGCCGACATCGGCCGGGCGCTGGGCATGAGCCGCCAGGCGGCCCAGCAGCGGTTCGGCACCAAGGCCGAGCTGTGATGTAGCTCGACGTGGTCTGACACACCGACCCCCGGTCACGTGCGCTGACCGGGGGTCGGCTGTGCCTACCGTCCTGGCCGTGGGATTGCTGCGGGCCTTGGGCCTGGCGCGTGACGCCGAGAAGCTGACCGCCGACCTGTCGACAGCGTCGGTGTACCTGCTGGAGAGCGGCACCAGCTACGGCGACGTGGCCGCAGCTGGTGCGCTGCCCGCGTTCCTCGTCGACGACGGCACCGACCGGGTCGACCGCCGCACCGCCATGACGGTGCCCGCGATGCGCCGGGCCCGTCAGGTGGTCTGCGGCACCATCGGCGCGCTGCCCCTGGTCGCGCACCGCACCAACTCTGACGGTCGCGTCGAGGACGTCACCGCCGAGCGGCCGCTACTGACGCAGCCGAACCCGAACGTGACGCGGTCCTACCTGCTGACCTGGCTGGTTGATGACCTGTTCTTCCACGGCGTCGGCTGGTGGCGCATCACCGACCGCGACCCGCAGGACTTCCCCCGCCAGGTCGCCCGGCTGCGCCCCGACCAGGTGCTGGTCGACGTCGGCCGCGGTCAGGTCTTCGACAGCAGCGACGGCGGCCGCCCCATCCCCGACAAGGACCTGATCCGGTTCGACGGCCCGGACGAGGGCGTGTTGACCTACGGCGGCCGGACCCTGCGAACGTGCATCCTGCTGGAACAGGCCATGCGCAAGTACGCCCGGCTGGACGTGCCGCTGGGCGTGCTCAAGCTGGCCGAGGGCGCCGCCGAGCTGAGCCCCGCTGAGGTCGATGAGCTGCTGGACACCTGGGAATCCGCCCGGGTCAGCCGCACCACCGCCTATCTCAACCGGGCGGTGGACTACAGCGCCCACCAGTTCGACGCCAAGCAGCTGGAGCTGAACGACGCCCGCAACTACCAGGCCGCTGAGGTCGCCCGGCTGAGCAACCTGGCGCCGCGCTACGTCAACGCCCCCAACGCCAGCGGCATGACCTACAGCAACGTCAGCGACGAGCGCCGCGACCTGGTCGACACCAGCCTGAGCGGCTACCTGACCGCCATTCAGGACCGGCTGTCGATGGGCGACGTGACGCCCCGAGGCACCACCGTGCGGTTCGACCTGGCCGGGCTGCTGCGCGGTGACCTGCTGTCGGCGCTGCAGGCCGCCGAGGTCGCCGTACGGCTGCAGGCGATGACGGCTGACGAGGTCCGTTCCGACGTGCTGCAGCGCCCCCCGCTGCGCGACACAGAGAGGCCCACCGCATGACCCCCAGGAAGCGCACCAGCCCAGCCACCCGGGGCCAGGTCGCCCCGTCGTCGAGCGAGGCCAACAAGCGGCCCCCGGCCAAGGTGGCCGGGCAGATCATCAACGACGCGGGCGGTCGTCCGCGGGTCGACGAGGGCGGCCGCCCCCTCGTCGCGGGTTCGTCCAACGACCCGGGCCCGGACGCGTGAGGGCGCCGCAGCTGGTGCTATGCACCGGGCCGCAGCTGTCGACGGCGGCCGCCACCGGCCAGGGCGTCACCGTCGACCAGACGCGCCGCACCATCAGCGGGCTGCTGGTGCCCTACGGCCCGGTCGGCGCGACCAGCCAGGGCCGCCTGCGGTTCCGCCAGGGCAGTCTGAGCTGGTCGGACCCCAAGCGGGTCAAGCTGCTGATCGAGCACAACCAGCGGGAGGTCGTCGGCTACGCCACCGAGCTGACCGACACCGCCGAGGGCCTGCGCGGCACGTTCCACGTGCCCGAGGGCGCCGCGGGCGACCTGGCGCTGGCCGAGGCCGCCAGCGGGCTGCGCGACGGCTTGAGCGTCGGTGTCCAGCTCGACGACGCCACCGCCACCCGGCTGCGCCGCGCCAACGGCTCAGCCGTCGACGCGGTCGGCCAGCTGCGCGAGGTCAGCAGCGTCAGCGTCCCCGCGTTCGACAGCGCCCGCGTCGACAACGTCGCGGCATCCACCACAGACCTGGTCGTGTCCGCGTGGCACGACGAGCACCCCAACCCCCACCAGGAAGGCAACGCCATGCCCTGCAGCCTGTGCGGCCAGAACCACGCCCCGGGCGTGGCCTGCCCGACGCCCGCCCCGGCCCCGGCCGTGACGGCCCCAGCCACCGCCACCGCCGCGGCCGCCCCCGCTACCGGGCAGGCCGTCGACACCACCGCCGCAGCGGGTCTGACCCCCCCTGCGCCCGCTGCGGCGGTGGCCCCGCCGGCCTCCCCGGCACCGCAGCCGGCCCCGGCCCCACTGGCCGTCGCGGGTGCGGCGTACGCCGTGGCCAGCGAGCCCGCCACCTACACGTTCGACGCTGACGGCCCGTCGCTGGTCGTCGACGCCTGGCGGGCCCGGATGCACGGCGACAGCGAGGCCGCCCAGCGGCTGCACCGCTTCAACGCCGAGCTGGCCCAGGGCAACCCGGCCAGCGTGATGGCCCTGGCGGCCGTCGCGGTGACCGCCGACGTGCCCGAGTTCATCGGGCCCACCACCTACCGCCCGGACCTGCTGCGGGCCGCCATCGACCGGGCCCGCCCGATCGTGAGCCGGATCGGCACCACGCCGATCCGCAACGCCCAGCCGTTCACCATCCCGGTCGAGGGCGAGTTCGACGGCGTGGCCGACCACGTCGAGGGCACCGCCCACGTGCCCGAGGGCACCCTGACCGCGGGTGACGCCACCCTGACGCCCAAGGCCGCGTCCGGCGCCTACCGCATCAGCCGCGAGCTGGTCGACCAGAGCAACCCGGCGCTGGACCGCATCGCGCTGCGGGCCATGGTCCGCGACTACCGCCGCTACACCGAGGGCAAGACGGTGGCGGCGTTCGCCGCAGCTGCGGGCGCGGGCACCGTGGTGACCGGCTACATGAACATCCGGGCCGCGCTGGCCGCGTTCGTCGGCGACGACGACCTGGGCGCTGATGAGCTGTTCGCGTCCAAGACCTACCTGGCCGCGCTGCTGGGCGAGACCGACGCCCAGGACCGCCCGCTGCTGGGCACCACCCCCAGCCCGGGCGGTGCGGGCACCATCCGCGCGGGCTACACCGGGGCCATCATCGACCAGACCGAGGTCGTGCGGGCCGGGTCGCTCCCGGCCGGTGACGCCTACGCCGTCCAGAACGACGACGTGCTGCTGGTGGAGTCCCCCGTCCAGCAGTTCCGGTTCGACGAGGTCGAGGGCCCCGGCATCATCAAGCTGGCGCTGTGGGCCTACTTCGGCGCGGCCGTGCTCGACGCTACGGGCGTCGTGCGGTTCAAGCTGGCCTGATCCGGTGCCCGCCCCGTACAGCTGGCTGACGTCAGCTGCAGTCGCCGCCCAGCTGGGCCTGGACCCTGCGGAGGAGCTTCCCCCGCTGGTCGAGCAGGTCCGGCTGGGCGCCGGGGCGTGGGTCGAGCGGGCCCGCGCCGACCTGGCGTGGGTCGACGACACTGGCCAGGGCGTCGACGTGGTCGGCGGGGACGTCCTGGCCGGTGCCGCCCTGATGGTGGCCCGGCTGCACGCCCGCGGTGCCAGCCCGCTGGGCCTGGCGTCGTTCGCTGAGTTCGGCCCCAGCCAGGTGCTGCGGCTGGACCCTGACATCGAGCGGATGCTGGGCCTGGGCCGCTACGGCAAGCCGCGGGTGGGCTGATGGGCGCCCCCCGCTACGACCGGGCCGCCCAGCTGGTCACCCAGCTGCAAGACGCGGGCATCAAGGCCAGCCGGTCGGTGACGACCATCGCCAACCAGCTGCCCGGCGTGCTGGTGCCACCGCCGACGCTGGGCCCCGGCAGCTACGGCGGGCCGACCACCACCTGGCGGCTGGTGGCCATCGCCCGC